AGGGGATGGGTTGACACTCATCCCCTTTTCTGCTATACTTGATTTTTATTTTATGATGAGGTTTTGATATGAATGAAGAGTTTCTCTGGGTACAGAAGTATCGTCCTAAGACGATTGCTGATACCATACTCTCAAGCGAACTAAAGCAGACTTTTCAACAGTTTGTCAACCAAGAGAATATTCCTAATCTGCTATTGACTGGCAGTGCTGGTATTGGTAAGACAACTGTTGCAAAGGCACTGTGTGAACAACTGAATGCAGACTACATTGTAATCAATGGTTCTATGAACGGTAACATTGATACACTACGAACTGAAATCATGCAGTTTGCATCGTCTATATCTTTTACTGGAGGTCGTAAGTATGTCATCCTTGACGAGGCTGATTACCTCAACCCACAATCAACTCAGCCTGCTCTTCGTAACTTTATGGAAGAGTTTAGTAAGAACTGTGGATTCATTCTTACTTGCAATTTCAAGAATCGTATTATCGAACCACTACATTCTCGGTGTACAATTATTGATTTTAAAACTAAAGGTAAAGACAAAGCTAAACTTGCGGCAAAGTTCTTCAATCGACTCTGCGACATTCTCAAGAATGAAGAAGTTGAATTTGAAAGCAAAGTCGTTGCTGAACTGGTCAATCTACACTTTCCTGACTGGCGCAGGGTTATCAATGAGTGCCAGCGTTATGCTTCTACTGGTCGTATTGATTCTGGCATTCTAGCAAATCTAAACCAAGAGTCGTTCAAACAACTCATCACTCATATGAAAGCGAAAGAGTATCAATCTGTTCGTAAGTGGGTTGGCGAGAATAGTGATATCGATGCTTCACAATTCTTCCGTGCGTTCTATGATACAGCATGGGAAGAAGTGTCTGATAACTCTGTTCCAGGCGTTGTGATTACTCTTGGTGAGTATCAATACAAGCACTCATTTGCTGCTGACCCTGAAATTAACATCATGGCGTTTCTCACTGCTATCATGTTTGAGGTCACTTGGAAATGAGCAATCCATTTGATTACGTCAAAGCAGTATCTGACTCTAAGAAAGACCTCATGCGAGGCACAGAGAACGATACTCTTGCTGAGAGAGGGTATCAACCCTTCCTCACAAATAAAGCACTCTCATATCATCCAGACGCAATACTACATGCTAATGAGATGAATATGCTACACCACCTTGATAAGAAGTTGCAGTTTGACTACTATCATAGCGTTCTTCGTCGCCGGAAACGCTTTGCTAAGTGGTCTAAACCTGAAGATGATGAAAATATAAATATCATATCCAGTTATTATGGCTGCAATAAACAAGTTGCTCTACAGTACCTAAAGATTCTTTCAATGGATCAGATAGGTCATATTAAACAAAAACAAGAAAAAGGTGGCGTGAAATGAGTGTTGAAACATTAGTGGAGGTGGAACTAGGTAACGAAGAAGCATTTCTAAAAGTAAAAGAAACTCTAACTCGTATCGGTGTTGCATCCAGAAAAGACAAGAAGCTATATCAATCTTGTCATATCCTACACAAGAAGGGCAAGTACTACATTGTCCATTTCAAAGAACTATTTACTTTAGATGGTAAGAACAGTTCGTTTTCAGAAGAAGACCAAGGGCGTCGTAACACGATTGCTAACTTGCTTGAAGAGTGGGATTTGGTCAAGATTGTAGAACCAGAAAAGACACAAGGTAACGTAGCGCCACTAGCACAGATTAAAATTCTCCCATACAAAGAGAAGAGCGAATGGGAACTCGTAGCAAAATATAATATTGGTGGTAAACGATAAAAAAAGGTTGACAAAATTGTTTGATTCCTGTATACTGTGTATATAATGAATTGAATGAACAGTTCATTTAACCTATGGAGATATTGAAAGATGACTTTAGTAATAAACGATTCAAACATGACACCTATCGAAGAATATAAAAACTTGTATGAACGATTGTATGGAATTTGCGAGGAGAATGGTTGGGGCGATCCCTTCTCATATGCTCGTAGTCGAGAGATTCATATAGCTGGAACACTAGAACATAAAATTTCTGACACGTTGTCTGGTGCTGATGCGATTGATGAAGATGGTGAATGTGAATACAAATCTACAATCGGCAAGACCATTAATGGTTCATATAATGGTATCAGCGTACAACCTACTTGGGAAGAACAGGTTGAGTACTTGAGGAATGAGAAGATTGCCAAGTACAAGAACCACTACATTGCACGATATGTGGGTGGTAAGATCGTTGAGGTCTGGAAGTTAGATGGAATGGATGTGTTCAACATTCTTCTGCCTAAACTGAAGAGGGGATTTGAGTCAACAAAAAACAGGAAAGACCCAAGGTTGGGTGCATCCTTGACACAGAAAGAAATCTATAGCTATGGAGAACAAGTAATATGAGTGCTAATTTGAAATTGGTATCTACCACAACAGACCCGATGGTGGAGATATCAAATGCCATCAAATCAGGAACTTGGAGTAACATTGAGAAAGATGTTGACCTTCTACAGTTTGTAGTGAAACCAACTCCTGACACATATAATATCAATGTTAATAAATCATTACAAGTTAGATTATCTACACTAAACTTAGAATTTATCGACAGACAAGTTAAGAAGGTGCAAAACACTGGCAATAAAACTGGTTTGAAGATGCCAGTTCTTGTTTACTTTGCAAAAGAAGTTGAGTATGAAGAAACAGTGTTTCCCTCTGACAGTTTTGCACTACTTGATCGGAATCATGGTGTTCTCATTAGAGTAAATTGTGATATTTTTACCTCTGATTGTTATGTTATCAACTTCGATGATGACCTTGATTCGAAGTTATCAAACATACGCACTCTTGGTAATTTGTTAAATTTAGTTTTTGAAGAGAGTCAATCCACCTCAATTGATAATATAAGAACTGAATATCATCAGCTTATGGATGAGAGGGTTGACAATGGGTTGGAAGCATCACCTAGTTCAGAAGAAAACGCTCTGTTCATATCTCGGTATCCATTCATCAACTCTGCTTCTCTAGCAAATTTTGTTGGTGGTCACAAAACTGGTGGTCGCAGAAAACCAACATGGGTGCCGACTGAAGTTGATAAGATGAACGCTGAGACAAACATCAAAAAAAGATATCCAGAATGGTTGGTTATGTCTCCAAGAACTTGTGCATCTTGGAGTGGTGAGGCTTCTGGTGCGGCAACTTGGGAAACTATTAATAAAATTAATGATAAAGTAGTCCTTATTTTTTATGCGAAAACGAAAGCGCAGGAAGAAAAAACATATCAAGACAAAATAGAGACGAAGTTTAAAGGATGGGCAAAAAGATATGATCTTGAAGTTAAGGTAATCTTTATGCAACCGCCAAAATAATGCAGTCTAGGTTTGACAACTCAACAGACTTAGAGTTGCTTCGTTCTATAGAGAAGGGTAGTGTGGATTTGGTGCTTACTGATCCACCCTACCTTATCTCTAGAGAAAGTGGTATGCAATCTCATAATGAAAGAAAACCCGGCGATAAAGGTTATAATCAGGTATCAAAAAGACTTGAGGATGGAAAAGAGATAGAAGTAGACTATGGACGCAAATTTGCTACTGCAACTGATTTTGGTCAGTGGGACAAGGACTATACCATAGATGATCTACAACTTGCGATAGATGAGTTCTATCGTATACTGCGTCCTGGCGGTTCTTGTATCATATTCTTCGATATATGGAAGATAGAGACATTGACAAACGCACTCTCTAAATTTTCCAAACATCGACTCATAGAGTGGTTGAAGACAAACCCTGTGCCCATCAACAGTAAAGCAACATATCTATCTAATGCAAGAGAAATTGCGATATCCTGTGTTAAAGGTGGTAAAGCAACATTCAACAGCAAGTATGATAATGGTGTGTATGAGTATCCTATCTATGGTGGTAAGGACAGATTTCACCCAACACAGAAATCTCTTCCACTATTTGAGGAGTTGATAAAGAAGCATTCCAATGAGGGTGATATCGTGGTAGACCCATATGGGGGTAGTGGTACAACGTATGTTGCATCGATGAATACAAACAGAGTATGTTTGTCAAGCGAACCAGATGAAGAATATTTCGAAAAAACGAAACAGAGAATAAGCACAAAAACCGATAAAAACATTGACATAACCCAATTATTATGATATAAATATAAGCATGAGATGCCAAATGGGTCTCATGCTTTTTTTATTAAACACTTAACTTGCTTACAAGGAGTAAAGTAATATGGTACAAACCATCTTTAACGATCCCGCCTATCGTCCGTATTTCATCGGTTATCAAGATATGATTAAGAGGGTCAAAGATGCTACAGAACAGTTCAATCAACAGTCTTATCCTCCCTTTAACGTTAAAAAGGTTGATTACAATAAGTACGTCATCGAAATTGCAGTGGCGGGCTTTGACAAAACGGATATCGATATTGAACACAAAGATTCCACACTTACCATCAAGTCTGACGTAAAGACGAAAGAGCCTAATGGCGAAGAGTGGATTCATCGTGGAATTGGTCTACGAAAGTTCACACGTCAATTCACACTTGCAGATACCGTCGAAGTAATGAGTGCTGAGATGGTAAATGGTATGCTCAAAGTCTGGCTAGAAGACATTATTCCAGACGAGCAAAAGCCTCGCAAAGTGAAAATCAAGTAGATATATACACGGGGAGGGGAATGGTCTCCTCCCCATTTTGTTATGGAGAATAATACATTATGGATCAACTAACTCTCTGGATGGCAGTCGGATTTCTTTTTGCTGCTTATTCAGTTATCGCTAACGACTCTGTTCAAACACTTGGAACGTGGATCGCTTCTAACAACGAACGCTTTCATTGGAAAGTTCTGTGGGGTGCAGCCTCAGTTGTATTGCTTGCAACTCTCTGGTATGGTTGGCATATCAATGGCGGAGACATTTCATACGAACGTCTCACAAAGATTCCCTTTCAAGAGATACAGTGGTATCATGCAGTAGCACCAGCCATTCTACTATGTTTGACTCGTATTGGTGTCCCAGTATCAACATCATTCCTCGTACTCTCTGCATTTGCATCTACTTTTGTTTTAGAAAAGATGTTGATGAAGTCGATTATGGGTTATGCCGTAGCAGCAGTAGCAGCGTATCTACTGTGGCATCTGATTAGCCGAGCGATTGACGAAAGAAAGTCAATTGGTAATCATTGGTCTCGCCCATACTGGCGTTTCGCTCAGTGGTGTACTACAGGTCTTCTGTGGTGGACTTGGTTGTCTCACGATATGGCTAACATCGCTGTGTTCTTACCTCGTGAAGTACCTGTCGATATGATGCTCGTTATTAGCGTTATCTTCGTTGCTGGTCTTGGCTGGATGTTCCGAGAGCGTGGTGGTAAGATTCAGAAGATTGTTATTGAAAAGTCTTCGACTAAGTATATTCGAAGCGCTTGTCTGATTGACCTAGCATACTTCGTTATTCTATACTTCTTCAAAGAGTTGAATAACATTCCAATGTCTACTACTTGGGTCTTTGTTGGTCTGTTGACTGGTCGTGAACTTGCAATTGCAACGGTTCACAATACAAAGATGAAGCAAGTGTTTCCTCTCGTGACGAAAGACTTTATGAAGATGATGATTGGTCTCGGCGTTAGTGTCGGTATTGTTCTGATGATTCATTACGTCATTATCCCAAATGGGTATTGATACTAAATACTATACAATAACTGAAATAAGAAGGATTTGAAACATGGCAGATGCAGATAAAGATTTTGAAGGTTGGACAGACGAAGAGAAAGCAGCAAGGATTGCTCATGTGTATGCAGGCTGTCTCGCATCCGTAGCACATATTAATATGGTCGTCGCAGCACCTGCTGATCATGCAACGGATGCTGGCGCTCTAACTCGCAACATTGAGCATATCAACATCTACCTTGCAAAGACAGGCTATTGGACAACTGAAGATTTGACTCCTCTACAAAATGCGATAGCGGTGGATCAAGGGCCTTTCAATGCCGCAGTAGCAGCACTATAACATGACAGAGGATTATTCATTTGACTTTGGATTTACAGCAGTCGATGAAGATGAACTTGAAGCCGTACAGAAGCTAGAACAAGAAAAAAGTTCTGCTTCTGTAGAGGCTTTAGGTATACAAGAGCGTTTAGATGTGC